CTTGTACTTTCCTATGCTATACGGACTTGCCGTTTTGATGTCGTAAACCGATAACGGCATAAGCTCATCAATAAATCCATAGAGTTTCACATCTCCAAAAGCAGTCGAGAGAATTCCCTCTACATACTTTTGTGTTACTGCACCTTTATAGTAGTTTGCAAATTCAGCACACAAACTGATAGGGAAATAAAAAAGACGCTCACCTATCTTTGCATTAAGTCCTACGACTTTCGAATCTGCATCATAGACCTTTTCAATTTCTATCTTGTCAGACTTACGATGCTCAATCATGCAGTCTACAACCTCATTGAAAGCCGTACCCTTTGCAACAGCTTCATTGTCATAAGGCACTCTGTTTATACGGTCAATGACCGCTTGGAATTGTATCTCGTGGAACTCTTCTGGAGTATGTGGGGGCGTGTCACAGAACCCCCAATACTTTTCCCAAATAATGTCACTATCTACATATTGCTGATAGGCATCAAGCAAAGATGGATAAATATTATAATTAGGCTGCTTTGTCTTCATAAGCCTTTGTGTCTTTGTTGTACACCAGACCAAGTTCTTTCACCCTTGCAGAGAACAACGAGCGAGCCTTCATTAATGAACTGCCTACGTGTTTATAGTCATTGATATGCTCTGTAAAGAAATTTGCACTCTGTGCATCTGTGATTTGAGAAATACCATCCTCAATCTCTGACAAGAGAGCGTTATATTTCTTGATTTCATCTTCCTTTGCAGAGAGCATACCAAGATAAGGAGCAATAACAGAACGTTCGATAAAATCGTTCTTTGCCGTTGGTTTGCCTTGTGCGTCTATAATGGTAGGAATAGTCATAACGCCAGGTAGATTACACGTGTTCTTGCCGTCATTACGACTTGTAGGGTCAAATGTAATCGTGCGCATCTGTCGTCCGTTATCGTTTCTCATCTCGAGATACCCGAGCAGGTCAAGTTCAGTAACAATAGCATTGTAGGACTTTTCTCGAAGAGCAGGGATAAAGACTGTGTCATCACCCTCTTTACGAGTGTCACGATGAGCAACAAATACAACATTCTTGTTAAGGCTTCCTACTGTTCGAGTAAGCCAAGAAAATTCTTGATTGATGCCGCCCCAGTCTCTTATCTGAGGTTGACGAGAACCACACTTATATGTAATGATGAAGTCCATCATCTTACCGATAGTGTCAATGACAATAGTCTGATACGCTGACAAATCCTCTTGTAGCACATCTTTCACGTCTTGCCAACTACCGACCTGTACGGTATCAATACCTTCCAAATGAGACATATTGATACGCTTAACACCGTTATCGAAGTCCAATAGTAGAGGCTTAGGTGTCGAAAGGGCAAGCGTACTCTTACCCATACCAGCCTGCCCGTAAATCATCATCTTGATTGTGTTCGGAATACTCAATTCCGATGCTTTTCTAATCAATGTCATAATCCTTTAATTCATTAGTTATTATTAATCGGTTTAATCTCATTGTCGCAAATGCTTCTTGTATCTCTTTCTTTGAGTAATATAAAGGAGAGTTTATCGCCTCACCTTTGCGAGCATGGATTAGCCCTTGTTTCTCTAATTCTTGAAACGTCTTAAAATCTATCTTTCTGAATTTAAGCCATTTCTTGACTTCTGACAGCCTTAGTTTGTCTTGTGGTGGGTCATAATCTTTAATAGCAAGGTTATATCCAACATGGACGAAATCAGCAATGATACCGCCCAATTCAGAAATAGTAAGATTATTCATTAATATCTCTGAATGATAGTTATATGCCCTACCTTCTCTTTCTTGGTAGTGGCAAATTTATTATTCATAGGGTCGCAACCCTCATATCGGTTTTGCCTTGTGCATTCGGTAGTTACTGAATTGGCAGTGTAGCAACTCAATGGGACATGTAGCTTATTACCAGCCCCGATGTGCTTGAATAGTCCAGTAATACTGTACTTTCTATCTTTTAATGTTCTTTCCATATAATTATTTTTTTGTTTCGTGGGCATTGAGGACTCGAACCTCACTCACCTACCATAGATGCCCTTAAAATCCTCACTATTCTCACGAACCATGAGGAGTGACCATGATTAAAACTACTAACCTGATTATAACTTAGTCCCCACGTATGGACTCGAACCATACACATTGCGTTATATACCCTTTGTGGGATAAACCCTACTATTCTCACGAACCGTAGGTAACCGTAAAAACAATAATTCAAATATATTACGAAATAATACTATTAAGAAAATCAAAATTCAACTTCTTAGACTGATACTCTTTCTTGAACTTTTCAGCTTCAATCAGGAAATCCTCTTCTAACGCCTTTATGTCTTCGAGAATATCGAAAAGACTTCTATTATCGTCTGCCATATTCTTCTTTAAATTGGTTATACACATCTTTAAAACTATCTCTTGCCTGCCAAACGTATTTGGCAACGGCAGCGGTGCAATTTAAGGCCCCGACTGCCATAAATATCTGTATCATGCTACTTCTCTCTCTATTTCACGTAAAAAATCATTAGGAGTATCAACTCTCTTATTGTTCTCGTAAAGCTCTAAATCTACAATAGAACAGTCTATTGATGTCGTCTCAAAGTAATCAACATCGCTATCATAATAGCCATCATAAGTGAACTTAGCCCTTATGTTAGCATATAATGTATCTTCGTTATTCTCATCTACGTCTACCATTATATCAATGGCATCTTTTCGTGAGTCCATAGCCCAATTCAACTCATCAACGATTTTCTCTTTGAGAATATCTAACTCTTCTTTTGTCATAATCAATCAGTTTTTAGTTCATTCGTACGCACACCCTAATCGAATAGTAGCGACCTTATTTCATTCGCAGTGTGCGTTATATATTCATTTAGCGAGACAGACCCCTAACCTGCCTACTCTCTTACGTATAGAGGGTTTTCGTAGCGTTATTTAAGTTCTATATTTACTTCTGCCATCTGCAAGGTCACGGATTGTTAGTCTCGCTTACAGCCTTTCATTTTCAATATCTTTTTGTCTCAATAGTTCAAAAATCGCTGTAAACACTTGCATTTCTCAACTAAAAGGTTTACCTTTGCTGTTGTACTAAATGTTTACAGTGCAAAGGTAGTTCTTTTGAACTTATCAAACAAATTTTGAACTAATTATTTAGTTCGTTTAACTAATATTTAACATTACAAAAGGTTCGTTTACAAATACACCTTTATATAAAAAAAGAGCATATCAAATATGCTCATTCTTTGACTTATTGATACAACCGATTTCTAATGGGTATTGAACTTATTTACAAAGTAAATTTGCCCTTTGCCCGTCACTTTCGTCGTGATAGTCGTGTGCAGCACACCATTACTACCACTTCGCACGCCCTTTTTAAGTTCAAATAAGCCCATATCAACGTACTTCTGATTAGGAATATTATATCGTTCTCCTTTCGTGCCGAGATAGCCGTTATCTCGCATCCATTGGAATAGTCGTCTTTCTCCCATCGGAGTGCCGTTCTGATTGATTAGCTTTGCGAGTTCTCCAATTAAGCAGGAAGATACAGAACCGCTGACGGCATTTGTGAAGTTAATAGCAGGTTGAGCAGCTTTTACAGATTGTTCCGCCTCAATACGCTTCTGTCTTTCATCTTTGAGAGCCGTAGCGAGTTGGATAAGATAGTCAGGGTCGGTTAATGTGCGTTCTATGATATTATCAGTCATATACGCACCATGTTTACGTATTGACGGCAAAACCTCCTTAGTAACCCATTTACGAAAGGCTTTCGCTTCGGGTTTACGACTGTCAAGTATCACATCGTACAAGCCGTCTTCGTTTACGAAGTTCGCATTTTGTACACCTCCTGCCGTTACAAGGGGTTCGGTTGAAACGACCTCCTTATCAAGTCGCTCCCTTACGTGCCCTTGTTGCAGTCCGAGAGCATTACACACATCGGCAAGGCAAAATAATGGATTGTCCGTTGTTCCTGCCGTTCTAACTTTCCCAAATTGTGGGTTTTCAAAAATTCTTAATTCATTCATAAAAAAAATTTCGCCCAAACTATAATATAAATAATTAAACTGCTAATGGAGGAAGGAGGGAGTAAAGCAGAGTTCCCCTTACCCACCAACTATTAATAATTGGTGTCGGGGACTTGCCTTGCCTGCTGAACGTTATCAGTCGGTCGCTCGGCACACCTCAAAGGAATAATCTCTGTAAGTGTCGTATGGCTTTTCGGTATTATCACCGCCTGCACGCATCCATACTCAAGTCCTGCGTCTTTCTCCATGCACCCTTTTGAGAAAGTAAATAAGACCACGCCAAGGTGTATTTAGCCGTCAAACGTGGAATAAAGAGGTCGGTTGTATATAAACAAAAACCTCTGCAAGTGTGCAGTCTTACAGAGGTTAAATATCTAAACTCCCAAATGGGGAAAATTTAGCGATGTCTTTCCGCATTCTGCACAAATGCGATTGCAAAGGTAGTTCTTTTGAACTTGATAAACGAATAAAAGTAAAAATAAATAGTTCTTTTAACATAAATAAACATAACACATAT